TGCCAGTATCGGTTTCAAAGCCGATTTCACCCGTAAGCAAAATTGGATTGCGTGCTGCCCAGCTGGCTCTTGTAGCGACTCTCTGGACAGCCATTTTTTAATCCTTGCTCAACAACAACTCAGAAAATAAACCGTCATCAATGGCCCTGTTCTCACGCACTGTGTATGCGCTGCCATCGACCGTAATTGAAGTGCCACGGGAGGCATTGCTCACATCAGAAGTAGTTGCATAAAGCAGATACTCCCGACTAAGAGCCATACCTCCCGCAATCACCTCCACAGGCGAATCCAAAATGCCGACAAACTCTCCACCATCGCCGATTTGGCAGGTGACACCGAATTCATCGGTGTTGAGAAATGCCAGCGTTTCAGATAGCGCCATCAGGATCAGTTGCCGTACTTCTTGCTGTAAACCAGCGAAACGGCATAGACGAACACAGGGGTAGTGCCGCCAGAGGTGCCAACAGCACGCACATAACGTGCGACATCGTTGGCGTTGATGCTGATCTTTTCAAAAGCAGCAGCAGCGTTGGTCACCTGAGTGAAGGTTGCACCGCTGATATCACTCCAGTCGGAGTTGTTTGCAGATTCCTGCAGCTTGACATCAAGGGTGGGGGAAGTACCAGCGCCAGCCTCAGAGTCGAGGATGACAATCACTTCACCTTCAGCATCGTTAGACCCTTGCAGGTCGAAACCGGTGCCATTTGCAGAAGCGTTGCGGGAGTCAGCACCCAGCAAGCTTGCGATGTAGGTCTTAGACCCGAGGTTGTGGATCATTGGTCTTTCTCCGTTTGGGAGCGGGTTTAGTGGGTTGAGGCTTTTCTTCAGCCTCGATCACAACTTCCTGAGGTAAAGGAGCGGGCATCGCCTTTCCAATGCCGATCAACAAAAGAGCTGATCTTTGATCCGTTTCGACGAAATCGCCTTCTTGGACCTGTTTCAAGTCAACGATGGTTGACTTCAGCATTTTGATGCGCATACCCGCTCCTCGTTATCAGGACAGCTTGCAGATCGACTCAGGGTGGCGGATGGCCACGTCGTAGTCCTGCATGGCGACCACGCGGACGGTGCCAGAGGCAGAGCCGGTGTAGGGGTCAACCATGATGTCCAGACCGCTCCAGAAGCCAATCATGATGTCGCTGAAGTTGGCGAACACCGCGGTGTTGGCAGGCATGGAGTTGGACACGTAGGCCGAGTAACCGTTGATGGTGTTGTCGGACTCGTAAACGAACTGAGCAGTGTTGGTGGCCTTCTCAGTGGTCTTCAGAGTTCCGCGCAGAGCGGAATTCATCATGTAACCGAGGTTGCCGAACAGTGCGTTGTCGGTGCTCAGTGCAGCCTCTGCGTTGACGTAGTCAGCAAAGGTGGTGACGCCGGACTCGGTGTTGATGCCGGTGACGTTCAGGAAGCCCAGCGGATAGGAGCCGGTGCCAGTGCCGTTGATGGCCTGGTTCTCAACTTCAATCGCGATTTGCTGAGCCAGGTCACGACGGACGAGGTTCTCAACATCAACGCTGGATTGAAGCAGCAGACGACGGGAGTAGTCAGTCAGTGCACCAATGGTGCGGGGCTGCATCGTCACTTGGTCGACGGTGAGCTGCGATTCGGTGATCGAACCGGACTCGGCGACATGGTACGTCGTGGCTCCACCCGACTGTCTCGGAATTGCAACCATGCCCTGCAGACCGGTCATCACGTTGGCACCAGCCTGAGTGAGAACCAGAGACTTACGGAGCAGATCGATGAAGCTGTCGCTCATCAGCTCGGTAGCCACCAGATCGCCACCGCCAGAAGCAGCACCGACGGTCAGATCGCGACGGCCATAACCCAGCACATCGGCGGGGATCAGGATGCCACGAGCTTCCTTGCCGCTCTTCTCTTGAGCAGCACGGCTGACTTCAAATTCGAAACCAGCAGCACGCTGAGCTTCCTTGTCATTGGGATGAGCAAGGGCCTTCAGTGCGCGGACGAAGGAGAACTCACGCACCTCCTTGTCGGTCATGCCGATTTCGGCATCCTTGGCCTGGATGGGCTTCTCTTCAACACCCATCTTTTCCAGAAGGGCAGAACGAAGATCTTCAAGACCACGGGAGTTGGCGATAAACTCCTGGGCCATTTCGAGGTTCTTGGTGCGTTGGCCAAGAGCCATCATTTCGGCTACTTCCTTTGCCTTGGCCTGAGCGGCCTCAGCGCGGATAGCCTCAATATTGAGGTTTTGATCCACGGTGTTAACTCCGTTGGGTTGACTTTGCACGGCTGAGGCCGTAGCAGTGCTTTCATTATGGTCGAAAGCACGTCCCAGACCAACTGAATTGTCGGCTGGGATGGTAACCAGACTTATCTCGAAGGGCTGGTATTTGGTGGCGCGATAAGTCACGGGTGACGTGGACTCGTCGGCCTCCATTTCGTCAATCTTGTAGCCAAAACTGACGTTGCGAATAATGCCGTCGCGGATTAGCTCTTGCATTTCGCGGCCAAGCTCATTGTTGGCCAATTTGACACGTGCATATGCACGCTTGTCTTTGATATATGCCCTTTGAACTACACCAACGATGCGATCAGCATCATGTTGATAAAGCAAAGGTGCTCCATCATTTAAACGTCCAAGATCCATGGATTTGGTATCCATGCTGAGGACTTCCATGCCGTAATACCGTTCGACCGGCATTTCACTGGCAAAAGGAAATTCAAGGCTGCGATCTTCGTCGTCACAAGCGCGAAAATCAACGCTGAGCGCACGCTTAAGAGTTTTGCCCTCGTAAAAACGGAGTGCCGCGATTTTGGTCAACGTAGAGAAACGATGGCCAACCAACCTATCGCTTGGCTCGTAACCATCACCGCCATCGCGATAGACGCGAATCAATGCAGCGGGATTTTCTTCCGAAGCATCAATGGTGAAGGACGAGTCAGGAACATCGATTGACTCGCTGCGGGAAATGCGAGTGATTTTGCCGCGTGCAGTTCCACCGCTGGAATCCCACGAAACAAAATCACCAACCTTGAGAGCATCAGCCGCTGCGCGGTCTTCTACAACCTCAGGTGCTTCCTCAACAATTTCAGGTGCTTCCACTTCAGGCTCAGCAACAGCGGCCGAACGCACTTGGACACCTTGTGGCGCAAAGCCGCGTGCCTCGCGTTTCATAAGATCCACAAATGGACTTCGCATTAGTTTAGATGTTTTTACTCAGGTTCCTGCTCATGTTGAGTCGGATGCTGAGTCGGGGCAACTTCGTTGAATTGAGTTGCGCCGTTTAGCGAAGTTTGCGAAGGATCGGTGTCCAACGTGATGTTGAGTTCATCGGCAACCGCTAGTTCATGCTGCCGTTGACGCATCTGCTCCTCAAAATCACCGCCGTGCAATGCAATGACTTGAGACAGGGTCATGATGCCGCTGCGAATCAGATCCTTATAAGCAGAAGCTTCTTTTTGCGGATCGACAAACTGCGCGGCAGGTGCCATCCACTTAGTGGCCATGTAGCGGCCAGGGTTGGTGTCGAAGCCGGGAAGATCAAGCACGCCAGCCATGACGGCCATCTCAAGCCACTTTTCGTAAACCTCTTCGCACAGCGATTCGATCACGTACTGCTGCAAGACTTTGTAGTGCGTGCGCGTTTCAAGCAGCTCTAAACGCGAAGAGCTGTAGTTGCTTTGCGAAAAGTCCGAGCTGACTTGCGTGTAACTACAACCAACCCCAGCAGCCACAGCTCGCAGCATTTGCTGCACAAATGGAGTGAACCCATCATCAGGGCGATTGGGATTGAAGAATTGCATCTCCTCTCCCGGTGCCAAGCGGCGGATGCTGCCCGGCGAGAAGTCAAGGACCGACTCTTCGTTGTAAGTGCCATCCTCGAAAAGCTCCTGATCAGGAGTTTTGACGAATGCCATCATGCTGCTGCTGGCACGAGCAGCGACAATCTCTGCTTCTTCGTATCCAGACAGATTGCGAAGCCGCATGATCGCGGTGGCAAATGCGCTGACCCCACGGGTCTGACCAGGACGCTCAATCAAATAAAGGTGAATGATGTCGTCAGCTGGGATGCGCACACGACGCTTGACTGCTTTCTGCGCGTAGCTGAATTGATAATCGCCGGGGTGATAGTCAAAGAAGTGATAAGCAACCGCACGGCCCCACTTATCAATCTCGACACCCATGCGGATCTCGTTGCCGTTCTTTTCGATGGCGTTGTAATCGTCATCAAGAAGATCGGATTCAATGATCTCAAGGCCCATCGGGACTTGGCTGCCACCAAAAGGTTGGCGGACAACACGCAAAAACACCTCGCCCGATTCGAGCATTGAGGTGACGCAAAGGCGTTGAATGTCGTACCAGCTGAGCTTGCCGCCGGCATGACAACGTTTGGCAGAACCCCAACGCTCCCACTGCTCTTCAATGCGGCTATTGACCTCTTCCGCTAGGCGACCGCCACGCTGCATCCGCACTTGAGCTTGCAGCTTGATGCCAGTGCCAACAACGTTGTTGCGAACAGCGCGAAGTGCAGCCTTGGCAAAATCAGAATCACGTACAAGTTGACGTGCGCGGTTACGCAGCAGACGAATGCTGCCCCTGATCTCACTGTCGGCAGAAGTGGCCTGATTGATCCAATCAGAAGTCAGGCGATTGTTTTGCGCTGCGGCATAAGCACGCTGCAGATTTTGATTCCGCGTTTGTGCTTCTTGGAGTTGTTGACGAAGGCCGCTGACACGACCGAAACCCAGGAAAGCCATTAACGGAACCTCACTTTGGCCAGACCGGGATTGCCAAGACCCTGGCGGATCTTCTCGCGTCGCCGCTCCATTGCAACTTCATTTTGCAGGGTGCTACGCAGTTCCAACAGCTCGGTCATCTTGTACCGGCGCAAGCTGCGGCCACCAATGCTGTATTCCTGCACCATCCCGCCTGATGCAAGGGTGCGAATAGCAGCATCTACTTTTTCAAGATCAATCTCGGCGCGGCTGCGATCGTCAAATGCACCGGGGGTGCCGCTGTAGACGGCAGAGGCTTTGACAGTGAACTGACCGCGACCGGCGGTGTACTGGGTGCTGTCGTAGGTGGCAACTGCTTGCCAAGTCCACAGCCCTGCATCAAAATTCGCGGTGGTGCTAGCCGGGACCGTGATGCGCCAACCATCACCCTCGGCTGTACCTGTAATTGTGGTCCCCTCGGATGCAGTGTTGGTCCGGGCGTACCACTTCAGGGTGTAAGTGCCGCTGTCAATAACAGTGCCGATTGAATCGGTAAATGACGGCACGTCAAAGATGACGGTGTCGCCTGCGTAAATCAGATCTGGGACAAGGATGGTCACCAGCTAGTCACGAATGAAGGATTACTTCGCCGACGCCGCCGTTGCGGTGGCCGATATGGAGAGTCTATCGGTTTATCAGGCGTTGCATCAGTAGGTTGTTTTTCATTTTGAGATTTGCCCCGCGCACGCTCAAATTGCTCAAAGATCGTGTTGCGGTTGAATCTCATGTAGAGATAGTGCAGTGCGGCGTAGCTGTAGCAGAAGCAGTCCAGCGCCTCGTTCCTGTCGCCTGCTTTCTTCTTCCACTCCCGAATGGCAAAACCCTTGACGTAGCGAACGACCTGACGCTCACTCGTAAGTTGCTTGAAGTAGTCCTGGCCAGCCTCTGCGTGGAAGTGGATATAACCAACGCCTGGCTCGTTATGTTTCATGCGGCCGAACAAAGTTGATTTGATCGTGTCACTGCCAACCGGAAACACTTCGGCAGAGTTCTTCAAAACTTGCCCTTTGTAGTTAATATCAACTTTGGAAGGTTTACCAATCGGCGGCTTGTTACGCACGGATTGACCTTTCAAAGCAAACACACCTTTGTTTTTGCGGCTTCTGGCATACGCATAGACCTCACTCGTGTAGTGACCGCCAGAGTCCACTCCAATTGCAGATACCTTCAGCCGGCCGCCATCGGCATGTGGGTAATCACGGAGAACAACATCGTCAACCTGATCCCAAAGCTTTTGACCAGCAGGATCGCCGTAAATCGCTGTGTGGCTGATCAGCCAGCATTCCTCGCCAGCGCCATAGGCGTACAAGCCGATCTCAACGCGGTTGTCTTGTACGTCAACACCAGCGCACAGGATGCTGGCACCGGTCGGCACTTCACCTGCGGGATAAAACTCAGCACGCTCCGCGAGGCTGTCAGCACCAAGCTTTGCGCCAGTTTCTTCCTCCCAACATTCTCCCAAAATCGTGTTTACGAACGTCTTTAACA